CTATTGCTGCTAAATAAAAGCAGCCGTCGGAACGGGAGAGGCCACAGGCCGGGGAAGGCGTCGTTGATGTGGCGTCCGTGAGGCGGGAAAGAGTTGACCTGCCCACGCATCATGACTCTACCAAACCGCAAAGTCTGTCAGGTGTCTTTGCGGGGCGGGAATTCTGAAACCTGACTGCGCCCGGAGAAAGTCCCGTGGAACTGTTTTCGGACAGGGGTTCGACTCCCCTCGGCTCCACCAAAGCAGAGCCAGACGAACCAAGCCGGTTCGCCTGGCTTTTGCTCTGCCCCAACGGTCTATATGACCGGCGGGATATTTGTCCTGGTGTTTCCACTTGCCTATGCCAAGAAATAAAGAAAGAGGCTACTACACAGGGAATTTCCTGTGTGGTAGCCTCTTTGTGTTCTCTCATAGCCATAACGGATTTCGTTATAATCTACCAAAATCCAGCGAGATTCTAAAATCGTTGTTAGAATCTACCGTAAAGGAGCATGGCTATGATTAGGATTTTACTGTCCACCCGGCTTGGCGAGCGGAGGTGGTCACAAGCTGACCTTGCAAGGGCAACAGGCATTCGACCTTCGACGATCAATGACCTGTACCATGAGATCGCAGAAAGGGTAAACCTGGAGCATCTGGATCTTATTTGTGAGGCGCTGGGGTGTGAGCTGTCAGACCTGATGATCCGAGAGGAAAACAAGGAGATCAGAGTCAAGACGCGCACCGGCGCGGATATACATAGCAAGCGTTAAGCCTGCTCCGAGGCCTCGGGCGTTCATTCGCCCGGGGCCTTTTCTTTTTCCTCAACATCAATGATGATTTGCTGACCGTCTGGCATAATAAACGCCAGTTTGCAGCCGCAGAATTCCGCAGCCTTTGCGAGATCGTTGGCAGACCAACTCCCGCGATTCATCTTGTTTCCCATCGTTTGCTTGCTCATTCCGAAGCTTGCAGCCATGTCGACCTGCTTCTTGCCGCAGAGAGCCAGCAGCCCCTTTACCTTGTCCGATACCGACACAATATGCACTCTCCTTTCTGTACTTCACATAGTACATCAAAAGAGTGGACTTGTCAACTAAAAAAGTTTGAAAATAAATCAAAAAAGTTTATCAAAACCATTGACAAGTAAATCAAAATGGTGTACTATATACTCGTAAGGCAGAGGTCGAAAGCCTCTTACGAAAGGAAGTGAGGACTTGGACGAGATGACAACCGCCGAGCTCAATCAGTTCTTAGAGAACATCGCAAAGCTGATTGAAGCAACCGCCGACGACCCGGCTACCGCCGCAAAGATCGTGCGAGATAGCAAGGTCAAGGCATAAAAAGAGTAGCGACCCCCGCTAAAGCGCCGCTACTCAAACACCCCGAAAGGCGAGCGGGAAGCCTTACTCCCGCCGCCTTGATTATAACCGAGTAAGGCAGAAAAATCAAGGAGGAACGCAAAATGAACAGCTATCCCAACATCATGTATTTCTTCCATGACGGAAGCACTCGCCTCGTCCCGCACTATACAAATGCCTCCGGCCTCGCCGCTATGCTGGACGAAGTGCGACGGGCCGCCTATCAGGATATGACAAAAAGCGGCGCAGATCACGCCGTCTACGCCGTGAAGCATTACGACCCCAAAACCGGCGATGTCGTAAAGGCTGACATTTATGCCCCCGCCGTTCTTCTGAACGAAGCCGAGTTTACTAAGCGCACCGACGCACAGATGCAGGAAAGTCCCGGTTGCTATATTCTCGCGCTCCACGCCAGAAGATAACCGCCATCAATCACCAACCCGCCCCGGAGGTCACGAGGGCAGAAAGGCAACAACGATGAAGATCAATATCACCGATGAAATTAGGCAGGAGATTTTGGATATGCTCAACAGAGATACTGTAAAGGAATACTTTGAAAAACTCCGCGACACGGAGAAGAACCCCACTCGCGGACAGGTTTACGCATACCGGAGCTGGGAGCAGAGCACGGAAGACCGAGCCGATATGTTTGAGGTCAGAGCGCTTCCGTGGGGCAGTCAGATTAAGGACGGCGTGATGAAAGAATTCGTTGCTGCATTAACCGCAGCTGATATTGACGAGATTATCGTCACAGATCAGTCAACCGCGCTCATGGAAAGTGTCCACGCCTTGGTAGCCGAGGGCGCGTATCTGGAGGGCGTCGGAACTGTTACCCGCGATCCACTGCACGATCCATCAGGCCGCCGCGAGGTCAAAGGGCTGGTATTCAGATTTTGAGAAAGGAGCGCCGACAATGAAAAAGCTGATTTGTTCTACTTTCCGCGAAGGTTACGGCATCGATCAGATCCGCAGAACGATGACGGCCGGCGAGCTGATTAACTTCCTCGCCCAGTACGATGAAGATACGCCGGTCTATCTGAGTTTTGACAACGGCTACACCTACGGCGGCATTACCGAGGGCCGCTTTGAAGAAGATTATGGGGAGGAGGACTAACCATGAACAAGATCCGCCGCAAAAATTTGCAAAGCATCATCGACCAGCTGGAGGAGCTGAAGGGCAGTCTCGAAGATCTCCAGGCCGAGGAGGAAGAGTACCGCGACAATATCCCTGAGAATATGCAGGAGAGCGAACGCTATGAAAAGGCAGACGAAGCCTGCGACAACCTCTCCGAAGCCGTAGATAACCTGGAGGAAGTCATCAGCAGCATCGAAGCTGCCATTGAGTGAGAGGGTGGGCATGAGAAAAATTACTGTCTTCGACTTTTGCAGTCAGATCGGCGCGGCCAGCGATGAAATCCCCGTTGTGGTGAAAGCCGGTATGCAGGAGATCGGCCACTTCCGCAGCTTATACAAAATCCCAGCGCAAGCGATGCCGGGAGTTCTGGAAGCCAAAATCACCTATGTTACCATGGGCCGCGAAGAAATCATCATCCAAGTCAAGTTGAAAGACTACAACACCAAGTTGTAATTACATGACCGGCTGACCTATCGGCACGACGGGGAGAAAGGACACGATATGGATTACAACACTATGAACGCTACCGTCAAGGGGACAACCTGTGAGGGCGAGCCTTTTACCGAAAGTCTCACATTTACCCTCGTCCCCCCCACCGACAACAAGCACTACGGCACAGGCTACTACATGACGGTTAAGACATCAACGCAAACGCTGTTGATTGACGTGCGCTACGAGCGCACCACTGACATTGAAATCCTTGCCGATAGATGGATTAAGGGTTACTACGGCGAAAACGCGCAGGACATCATCAAACAATTCTGAGAAAGGAGAGATTTCTATGAACGAGAACGAAGCCAGGACGCTGATCGAGCGTTTTGCAGAAAAGCAGCAGGGCGGGCATTTTGCCTGCCCCCGCTGCGGGAAGATGGCGATGGACGCGGAGAGCGTCACCCGCAACGCACTGAGCCGCAGGGCAACGGTCCATATCTGCGATGCCTGTGGCACGGTGGAGGCGCTGGAAGACATGACGGGGGATCGGCGGCCGCTGACCGCATGGGCTATCGTCTCCGCGCCGGAGAACTGGCGCATGAGGCGGCACTACTCCGCCGCAGCGTGGGCGCGTGAGCAGTACACCGACCGCTGGAATGATTGCCCGTACTTTCGGGATATGGTCGAGCGCGGTGAAATTCCAGCGGCTTACATCGGTCGCCGCACCGTCATGATCCACGCGCCAATCAAAGGGACTGTGCTTTTGACCGAGGGCTATCATTTCACCGTGGACGATGAAGAAGGGAGACAATACCTGTGAGTAAATCTTGGACGCCTGAGGAGCTGGCTGCTGCCAGTGCCGCGATGAAAGCGGAGGGCCACATGAGCTACGAGGAGTTCTGTGCCGCGCCAGTGTTACGGCTGGAACACAGAGGCCGCGACAGCTGGGATCGCCCCGTCTACGAGTGCGACGGTCGGCTCTATGTCGATGTCGACCCGCGCCGGAGCAGACCGGCAGACATCTGCACGAAGCAGGGCAACGCCTTTGACGGCGAGCCCTGCGACCCTGTGCCGGAGGGAACGATTATTGAGTTCGTTCCAGCACGGGACACATGGGATTTCTAAGGAGGACTGACAATGGATTACATCAAGCGTAGCGTTGTGGTGCAAAAGGTGATGGAAACGAAGTGGGAAAGCGGCTCAGATGGGGCGGTAGCCATGGAAATTGTTGCCGCTACCCCCGCCGCTGATGTCGCTCCGGTGACACATGGAGAATGGATCGAGGACGACTACGGTTATAACCGTTGCTCCGCCTGCGGCTGGGAGTGGGACGAACCGGAGTCTGTCACTCCATACTGTCCTCATTGTGGCGCAAAAATGGGGGAGGGTGAGATTGATGACTGAATACATTGAACGCGATATGCTTTGCCGCGTGCTTGAGCGCTATCGCAAAGCACCTAAAAACAGATACCAGCGCGGCGTAGAAGACGGAATGGAGTTAGCCTTGAATGCAATAAAGGCAATTCATGCCGCCGACGTCGCCCCGGTGGCGCATGGGCGGTGGGAGTGGTTCGACGAAGAGACAGGAACGCCGTTTACAGGATATGAACGGGAATGGGGCTGGAAATGTTCCTATTGCGGGGAAGAATTGCCTGACGATTACGATGACCCTGATAATAGACCTACGTTTCGATTCTGTCACAGCTGCGGCGCGAAGATGGACGGAGGTGTAGACGATGCGGCTGATTGATGCGGACAAGTTGAACGCAAGACTGAGCCGTAATGGAACGCCGTATTATACAGTGCCGGATATCGAAAATGCACCAACGGTTGATGCTGCACCGATAAGGCACGGGCGATGGGTTCAAAAGAAAGAATGGCACTTAGGAAGATGGGTTGCGTGGTTTGAGTGTTCCGAGTGCGGCGAACACGACGATAACTCGGATATGTATGAGATGATGCCATTCTGCAATCTGTCGAATTATTGTCCCGGCTGCGGAGCAAAAATGGACAAGGAATAACTGCGCCGCTCAAAAAAGCCCCCTCTCTCGCCGCCGTAGGTGAGTTGCAACACCACCTTTGCGGCGTGGGAGGGTAGACGCCCACCCAAATGCGAAAAACGCTCCTGCGCCCCCGTAAGCGCGAAAGCGCCGGAAAACAGAAAAAGCCCCCTCGACAGGACGGTAAAATCCTGCGAGGGGGCTTTCGTTGTGTGGGCGGTATTCAGATGGCGGGGCTGTCGATGCTGCCGTCGGCCTCCGTGTCGGTCCGGAAGTTGTTTGCCTTGGCTGCCTCAAAGGTGATCCCACCGCGCTTGTGGTCGGACTTCGCAAGCGAGAGGTAGCCGTTTGCTCCGGCGATGATGATCGCCTCGCCAACGCCGGTGGCGGCAGTAAGCCATGCAGCGGCGGCGGTGTAGCCGCTTTTGATGCACAGATACATGAGGAACAAGCATTCTTGAACGATCAGCAGACCGGCCAGCATTGCCAGCAGGCACACGACCTTGCTCCATTCAATCTTGCGCTTCTTTGCGGCTCTGCGCTTGCGCCTTGCCATCAGCTCAGCCCAAACTTCTGGGCGAAGCGGTAGAGGACGGTCACCAGCTGCTCGCGGGTCATCATGTCCTCCCACATTCCGTTGAACTCATCGGAGTTGCCGCCACGAATGATGCCGTTATCCACAGCCCATTTGCGCGCTTCCTCCGAGTAGGCGGAAGCATCGTTGTCCTGAAGCTCCTTGCGCATCTCCCGCCAAAGCTCCTTGAATTTGTTGATATCCATATCGTCATCCTCCTCGTCCATGCCTGCGGAAAGCTGGGCTGTCACCTTTTCGGCGAGGTCGCCCATGCGGGCGTACATCCAGTTCCCGGGGCAGCTTTTGTTGGCAAACCAGCGGTGTACGGTCAGCACCATCTCGTCCGGTGCAGGGGTGTAGGCAAGCGTCTTGTCCTTATCCTCCAGCCAGAGCAGCTTGGTCTTGCCGTTGCGTTTGCAGATGTCGACGCAAAGCGTAATGAGTGACTGATAGACCACATCGCGGAATGCGTACGGCTCTGCGCCATCGGACGCACATTCGATAGTCACCGCCCGCTGGTCGTTTGCATTGCTGGAGGAACACCAGGATCGGTTTTTCTCCTCGACATACATACCGACGCGGCCGTCTGCGCCGATTCCGTAATTGCAGCTCGCCTCTCTGGAGGCAGGGAGGAAGATATCTCCCAGCCGCTCCACGCTGCACTGGCCCACTACGCAGTGTGGCGTGATGCGGTCGATCTTACGGGTCCTCTGCCCGGAGTGATTCGGGCTGAGCTTTGTGTAGCTGACAAGAGGGCTATTGCTCATAGGTCATTCCTCCTCGGGGGTGGTATGGTCTTCCTTGCCCTCACCGGAAGGTAGCGCAGTAGGCACCGCATCCGCCCCGGGTGTCGCGGTAGAGAGCATATCCTTCAGCTTTTTCAGTACATCAACGGCATAGGCGGTAAAGGCTGCCAGCATAGCCAGCGATACCGCTGTCATCAGGTTTACGGTCTGCCCATCGACCTCCACCACCATCAGATCGGGGTTGAGGTACCCGGCGAAGTAGACCGCGACCAGCGCCGCTGCCACAACTGCACTCTTGATGCAGCCGTTGCGGAACTTCGTCTGATCCCATTCCCCATCAATGATGGCATTGATGGAACCGAGGGCAATGTTCGCGGCGATCAGCAGCACAAGCCCTGCGGCCAGGCGGATGATCGTCATATCCAGCACGTTCATTGTGCGTCCTCCTTACTGCAAAAAGTCGTTGCTGTCCAAGCACCGGCGATATATTGTCTTGATCCGGTCACTGGTCAGCTCTGTTACATTGTTTTCAAACTCCGGGTGATCATCGCAGTATCGCTCATAGGCAGCGATGTCCCGGAGCGTTTGGTCGAAATGATCTTTGGTGTGGCGCTCGCCGTGGAGACATTCATCGCCGAAGCGTAGAATGCGCGCCCGGCAGTTGACGGCCTTTTCCTCGGCCATGCCAGACCGAACGCACTGCAGCTCGCTTTCGAGCTTTCCGACCTTCTCCAAGACCTCGCTGTTGATAGCGCGCCCGAAAGCCTTTGCTATTGCAGACCACGGATTGATTTTGATGGGGGCGAGCTGGAGCAGCGTCAGCAGCACAAACAGCGCACTTCCCCCACCAAACAAAATCTCCTTGAGCGTCATCTCTCAATCCTCCTCTGCGCGTGATAAGAAGGGCAGCCCCCGTAAAGGAGCTGCCCTCCGTATCAATGCCGTGGTCAGACGGTGACTTCGAGATCTGCCAGGATCTCCTCGACCTGCTTCCGAATCAGGCTCGGAACCTGGTCGATGGTCTTCTTGCCCTTGACGATCAGGGTCGCGTAGACAACTGCCATAACTGCTACCTCCTTTCCCATCAGAATGTATAAAAGAAGGAGCCGAAGGCTTTTCATAAGCCCTCAGCTCCATTCTTGCTATTTTCGAGGATTTCCCGGACGGCTGCTTGCAGCGGGGCGGGAACTTCCTCAATCGTCTTTTTCCCTTTGCGGATCAGGTCTGCGTAGACCTTCACCATGTAATTGCTCGCCATTGGTTACTCACCTCCTGTTGTAGATGTCACGGCGACGATCTGTTCGTAGACATCGCATAGCGCCATCTGCGTATCGGTGACCTGCCCCTCAAGGCTCGTCACCTTTTCCGTCAATGCCGCCTTGTCGGTCTCCAGGTCGGCTACCTGCTGCTGCAGGGAGGGGATCGTCTTGCCCTCCGCCTCGTGCAGCTTGGCTTGCGCCAGATAACCGGCATAGTTGCCGAGGATGTCTTCACTCAGGCCGTCGTACATATTCAGCTCCAGGTGATATTCGTCGTACACCCACCCGCTGATGGTCAGCTCGTCCCGCTTTTCCTCAAACGGCTCGGCGTTCTCATAGAAGCGCACCAGGGCTACCCCCGGCTTATTAGGCTGCTCCTCCAGCGAGAATGCGTTGCTGGGCGCGTTGTCGCCTCTTACTCTCATTTCGCACGACCTCCTTCAGATGTTTTACTCCAATCGGGTCAATGTACTTCACCCGAATTGTATGACTATTGCAGTGTTTCAGTTGCCCGGCGCGGCTCAGCAGCCCGGAGGCCTGGGCGAACATGATAGGCTTTCCGGCATCAAGCCGCTTTTTGACGCGGCGGCATTGCCGGGTGAAGCGCAGGAAATTCCGCTTGCGCAGAATAACATGAGTGCGGGAAAAGCGATAGCCGACCGCACTCACCATGCGCTTTGCCGTGGGATAGATCTGCCAGTTCGCTTTCATGGACAGGCCGAGCCGCTGCTGCATGAACGCGGCGATCAACTTCCGCGCCTTGTGCAGCTGCTTCTTATTCGGCCCGAGCAGGGTGATGTTGTCCATGTAGCGGGTCATATACTTCACGCCCGGCAGCGTCATGATGTACTGGTCCAGAGACTCCAGGTAGAAGTTCGCCAGCCATTGGCAGATGTAATACCCGATAGCCAGCCCGCCGCCGCAGGATTCGATGACGGAATAGACCGTCCGCAGAAAGCGCTTGTCCTTGATCTTCCGCGCCAGCGCCCAGATCAGCCGCTTACCGGAGATGCTGGGGTAATACTGTGCGACATCCAGCTCCGCGGCGTACTTCGTCCCCTTTGGGTCGTTGCGGAGCGCGCCGCGGATCATCTTGTGGATTCGCTTTCCACCACGTCCGGGGATCGACGCGCAGGACCACGGGTGCATCCCGCGCATAAGCACTGGCTTCATGGCCGTCACCAGCATCCATTGGATCACGCCGTCCGGCCAGAACGGGACCATCTTGATCTTACGGTGCTTCTCGCTGCTCTCATCATAGATCTCGCGGATCTTCGGCTCGGACGGTACAAAGCTCTCGGTTGCGACCAGCTCATAGGTCTTTTCGACATACCCGTCCAGGTCCGCCAACACAGGGGCGATGTCTTTACGACTCCGGCGCCCCTTTGCCGCCTCCTGAATGACAGCGCGAATGAAGTCCCGGTCAACCATCTTGTCGTAGAGATAGCCGACTCGTTTCGGCATAGGATTTTCCCTCCGTCCTTGTTTGCCTGCGAGGTTATTCGAGCCGAAGCCTACTAAACCCCGTCCTATGCGGCAATATTTTCACCAAGCGGTGAGGGAAAGCCTGCGCCAGTCAAAAGAAAAAAACAAGTAGTCGCGCGCCGACGTTCGAGTTCGAGTTCGACGAGGTGTTGTTCGCGTTGAAGTAGAAAAGGCCGGCATTGCCGCCGTTGTTCCAGTTGCCACCGACATGGAGGACACGCCAGCCAGAGTTGTAGTTGGCGTAGAAAACAAGCCCTCGGCGCATGGCGCAGACAGTCCCGGAGGTAATTATACCTCCGGCCTGTCGCGCATACGGAAAAACGGGAGAAAATAACAGAATACGTTATTTTCAAAAATCGTGTCGACGGGGCTTCGCCCCGTACCCCATTCAGCTTTTGGGCTTGTGCTCATGCCGC